TATAGAGAGCACCCTGCTGCCTCATGTGACGAAGTGGCCGAGGTTGTTGGTACAACAAATAGTAATGTGAGAGCGAACTTAGCCAAAGATATCAAGGCAGGCAGATGCGTTCGCTTGGAAGATAAGTCATACGACTACTCGCCTTACTTTAATCACACAACGGAACTCACCGAGTTGGTTGATTGGAAGAATGACAACAGACGTGAGTGGGTGGATATGCTGACAAGAGCAGCAGAGAAAGAAACGGATAGCAACGTTATGCGTTTGCTGATTAAAGAAGCAAATAAACTAATGAAAGAGGTTACGAAATAATGGCAACACTATATGAACTAACAGGAACCTTTAAACGGATAAATGATATGGAAGGGTTAGACGAAGAAACAAAGACTGACACACTGGAATCAATTGATTGGACTGAGCAGTTTGAAGAGAAAGTTGAAAACACAGTCAAGGTAATCAAGAACAAAGAAGCAGATAAGAAGTTACTCAAGGAAGAGATTGACCGTTTAACAGCAAGATATAAGTCACTTGACAACGATATCACTTGGCTTAAAACTGGCTTGCAAGGTGCTTTTGAAATCACCGGACATGAGAAGGTTAAGGGGTTACTTTTTACTGTTTATATGGCAAAAAATCAACCTTCAGTCATTGTGGATGAGGATCTGCTACCTAAGAAATATTTTGTAATTGCAAAAAAACCTGACAAAAATGCTATCAAGGAATTGCTGAATGCAGGTAAGAAAGTCAAGGGTGCTACCTTGCAAGAAAGTAGAAGTTTGAGGATTAAGTAATGGAATTGATGAACAAAACCCGAGTAACGGATTCACTAGCAGTTGTGATTGGACCAGAATCAATTGAAGTGCTTGTTACTGAAGGTTTTCTATTTGATGTTGCGATTCGTTTTGTAAAAGTAGACGAAACAAATCTTGATCAAGGAAATGAAAAGCCAGTATTCACTCCAGAGTACAAGCTGGTCACAGTCGCTAAATACAAGGAAAAACCTATTTTTGAATCGGAGGAAGATATTCGAAGATTCGAAAAACAAGCAAAAGAAATTAAGGCGCTATTTGCCTTTGCAAAGGTAAATAAACAAAATTGGTTTAACACAGCCCTTTATTCAGGAGTGCTGACTGAGAAAGTTGGTGTTTGATGAAAATTTTAGCTATTGATCCAAGCAGTAATAAAATTGAAACCAGCACAACAGGGATTGTCTTGTTGGATAATGCAAAACTTGTTGACTATTGGGTGGTCCCTTATGGTGCTCAAAACTTCAAAGCCTGGTTTAAAGAGATTGGCCGAAGTCTTGAATTTGACATAGTGGTCGTTGAAAAATTTGAGGTTAGGGACAATGATTATTCCAGGGACAACTCAGTAGTTGAGACCATTGCAGCCATCGAATTATGTTATCCGGACTTAGTTCTGCAGCGTAACGCAGGTTATCAGACGGATATACCAAATGACTTGCTGAAAGCTCTTGGGTTATGGTCCTTTGAAAAAAGCCACCACAACGATGTGAGGGCAGCTGCAAGGCTTGGGCTATTTTATGCCCAACGGAATGACATCGAGGAGGTGATTGTAGACATTGGCAATCGAATTACGCAAATGGCAAGCTGAAGCAGTTAAACGGAGCGACCGTAATTGCCCTGGTATTTTCCTTGAGGCGTATGGAGGGCGTGGTAAAACTATCTGTGCTTTTGAAATAGCAAAGCACAAGTCAGCAAAAAAGGTCCTGGTTATCAATAATCGACTAGCTATCCTGAACGGATGGAATAGCACTTATCAAAATCTAGGATACAACACTGATTTTGAATTAGAAACGATGACGGACCGCAGATTGCAGAACAAACTTGCAAGTGGTGAGTCTGTTGAGTGCGATGTGTTCATTATTGACGAGTGGCAGAACATGTCTAGTGATGCCAACGTGAAGGCTTATCGCAAGATCAAACGTGGCTATACAGTTGGACTATCTGCAACCCCAATCAGGAAGAAGGGGCAAAACTTCTACCCTCTAGAAAAAACATTTTTTGGGATGGCTGATCCTAACCAAAAAGAAAACTGGCAACTAGCCCACGGCAAGATGAAGTATTCCAAGTTCAGCTATTCTAAGCAAGAGTGGGATGACTTCCGAGATTATGAAAGCTATGTAAGTAATCTGCCAAATTTTTTCCGCTGGGAAGAAGTAGAAGCTATTGAGGAAGCTGAAGAAAACAACGGATTTGAGGTTGTCTTTGAACCTATCTGGTGTCTAACAGCTAATCCGGAGGAATTAGAACAATTTAGGAAATTGAACATCGTTGGGAAAAATGGTAAATATGCCATGGCCAAACAAACATTTGGTCGAAAGACTTTTGAACGATATCTTACTCAGACAGGTTTTGAGATTGACTTTCCAAAGTTGAAAGCAGTTAATGCAGATACTCCAATGCTACTTCAATTGGATCTTCTGCTGGCCAGTAAGACAGACATGTTGATAGTTAGCAAATCCAAGCAGATTGTAGAGGTTATCAGAGAGCGACACCCGGAAATTGGTATTTGGACAGGAGACAAGAAGGACTCTCTTGAACAGACAAATGTGGTTGCTACAAGCCAGGTTTTGGGTGTAGGAGTTGATGGCCTTCAGCATAAATTTAAAACTATTGTGGTCCTAGACCCTGTTAATCCATCTGATGGAGATTATGACGATTATCGCCAACTTTTATGGCGAGTAACAGGCAGCCGTCAACAACATGACGTGCGTGTCATTGAATTTTATTTTTAAGGAGAATCAAAATGAAACTTTCAAGTGATTATATTGTAATGCGTGACAAACAAAGCGGACATTTTTTAAATGAACTCAAGAACAAACGTTCTTCATTGGCTACTCAGGCCGGTTTTGTGGATGATATTCGAGGCGCTCTTACAATGCCATATGATTGTTATCTTGAACAGAAAACAGCTCTAAAAGCATTAGCTAAAGTACACGGAATGGAGATTGTTCGGGTTAAGGCTACATTTGATCTAACTTATCCAAATGGTGGAGAAGTTCAAAAAATCGAGCGTGAGAATAAAAATATTGATTTGTTTGACCTATTGAGAAGTTTATAAAAGGGGGATTTATGGTAACAAAACAACAATCCTCAATTTTTATCACTTTGCAGAGTATTCAGCAGAGTTTAGTTGCTCCAAAAGGACAGTATAACAGTTTTGGGAAGTATAGCTATCGGAGCGCTGAGGACATCTTAGAAGCGCTGAAGCCAATCTTGCAGGAACATGATGCGGTGTTGATTTTGCAAGATGGAATTGTGCAAATTGGCGACAGGTACTATGTTGAAGCAACTGCGACTCTTTATGCGGTTGGTGAAACTATTGGGACTACAGCATATGCTAGAGAAGATGATAGCAAAAAAGGGATGGATGGTAGTCAGGTTACAGGGGCAGCTTCAAGTTATGCACGTAAATACGCGCTAAACGGACTCTTTATGATTGATGACAACAAGGATCCTGATACGGATGAATATCATAATCAGAATAGCCAAGCAGGCCGTACGTCGCAAAAACCAGCTCAAAAAACAAATAGTAAGCAAGAGCAATCGGCCAATTCTCCAGCTAAAAGTAACGGAGCCAAAACCATTACGGGAGAACAGGCTAAAGCCATTCGGACAGAACTCAAAAATATGGCTGAAGCTACAGGGAGTCCTGCTGCAACAATTGGAAAATGGTTCATCGATAAAATGGGTGTTGATAAACCTGAAAGCATTCCAGCTGATCGATTGAAGGAAGCTCATAAGATTATCGCAGATGCGAAGAAAGCAAGAGGTATTGAGTAATGGGATATACGGAACTTGGGCGCAAACGTCCGATTGAATTACAGATTTCTTATTATGATAAGATCCTAGTTTATCAGTATCAAGGTGAGATTTGGGGTGTATGTTATAATCACGGAGAAATTGATTGTGTTTACAACTACACTAAGAACGATTTCTTTTGGCTTGAAATTTCAGATATGTCCTTAAAAGAAATTGTTACTAAAATTATCCAGCCTTTGAAGAGAAATAACCCTGGATTATACTCATTTCATGAGAGTACGTTCAGTAGAATTTTGGAGGTAATAAAATAATGATTAATAATGTTGTACTTGTAGGGCGTATGACCCGTGATGCTGAACTTC